ACTGGTTAGCATGAAAACCTCAGGTGTGCTTTTTGCCTTAAGCAGACCGTCCTCGGTTTTTGACTCAAATGACCCTATTAATTTTTACCTTAATAGCGATTTTTTCCATTGGTATTGTCAAGGTTTTTAATGTGCCGTTTTTCAACCCGCACTGGTTAGCATGAAAACCTCAGGTGTGCTTTTTGCCTTAAGCAGACCGTCCTCGGTTTTTGACTCAAATGACCCTATTAATTTTTACCTTAATAGCGATTTTTTCCATTGGTATTGTCAAGGTTTTATTATTTTAATAAATTTTTCATAAATTTTAATGAAGTATCATGTTAATGTTGTATTATTTACAACATTATCTCAATTATCATTGTATTTATCATCTGATTTATTACAATAATTTAATAATTCGCCCCAATTTTAATATGTCATTAGAGCCCTACAGTTCTCATACTTGTACACGACAAAACGTGCCTCCATATGTTCCATAATAAAATTTACACCCAGGTTTTTAATAGTCAAACACCACCATCAAATATGGCAGCGCCCATTAAAGTATAATAATCCCTTCTGCGAAGTTCCCCGTTTTATATTATTTTTCAATAATTTAATAATTCGCCCATTGTCCCCGTTTTTAATAGTCAAACACCACCATATTTTATATGGAAGCGCCCATTAAATTATAATTTTCCGATTGTACCCTTGATATGTGCCCCTCCTAAACGCACATATCCGTCGCACCCTGCCATTTGTTTTATGGTGCGTCCGATATATTATTCATCATGTTTTTATATATTTTTTATTTACACATAAGATACAACTTGAACCTTGGTTAAGCCCCTTAAAAGTATTGTATCAGATCGGGGACGCATTCATAAAACTGTGCGTAAACCCGCTTTTCTTGAAACGCACTAATTGCCGCCAATATTTGCTCGCTCTTTTTCAATTCCGCGCGTCTAGTTGAGGTATTCTTATAATACCATATTCCACACACTAGACAGTCGTCTTTTCTAAAACAAGGATAATGAAAGTGCTCACATGCCTCTCTACATTGTATTAATCCGCCATCGCATCTTCTATCAATCTCGCAATATTGATGCTCTGATTCGTGGAATACAGGATCTTCCACAGTCTTGCCGCAGCAATGACAATGCGTCTGATACTCAATTGCCTCGGCAACCGTGATGTTGTACTCATTCGCATACTTCGTCAGCGTCGCTCGCTGCTTCTTGTCGTAATCCTGGAGTAATTCTTCCATGTAGTAGCAATCGCGGCAATAGAAGTAACAGTAGTCGGGCAAATTGCCCACAGTGCCGTCATCCTCAAATATCAGGACGTCGCATGTCAAGCAATGAACTTGTATCGCAATCTTGTAACAGTCGCCGCAATAAACGCCGCCCGCATACATCATTTTATTATTCTGAATGTCCTTTGCACATTGCTCGCAATTATCGGTTTCGTTATTATTCATCATTTTATTGTTTTATTTTATTTATGTTTTCTTTTTCAAAAATAAAAAAAGTGATCAATTTTTTTTTTCAATGAAAATCATAAAAAAACCAAAGGGTCCTTTATTTTTAAATTAATTAATTAAATTATACAAGTTATACAAAATATTCTGATAGGTCTGGCACGCACGCCAATAGAGATCCGTATATCTCCATTTCCTTAAAGGCTTCTATTGCCATTAAAACTTGCGTTTGTTTCGCAACTTCTCTGCTTCTTATTTCCTGCTCTCTACGATTTTCGTGATATTGCCATATTGAGCAAACACGGCAATTGGCTTCTCTAAAACAAGGATACCAATATTCTTCGCAATAATCAAAACATCTTTGCTTACAATATTGGTGATTCGCTCCGTCAAATAAGTCATCATCAACCTCTCTGCCGCACGAATGACAACAGGTTTGATACTCTATCGCTTCTCCGATCGTAAGATCGTGCTCTTGCGCATATGCTCGCAATGCCTGTCGTTGCTCTTCGGAATATTTGCTGAGCATCTCATTTACTTCCACACATTGAGCGCAATGTGTGTGAACTAACTCTGGTTGTTTGTCCTTGTCATAAAGATACTCGCTACAGTCTTCACAATAGACAAACACTTCGTCAAAATAGCAATTGTCGCACAACATTTGGTTTATGTAAATCGCGCACTGCGCATCTTTTTCTTGGCATTTGTCACACATATTATTTTCAGTTGTATTCATTTTAATGGTTTTAATAGTTTTTTATATTCATGCTTGGTTTGAAAGTTGAAAAAAGAGATCAATTTTTTTACTAAACATGAAAAAAGGGAATATCCCCTTAGAATTTTCATTAATTAAACAATAATAACAATAATAATAATAATATATTTTATGATTTTAGTATAAATATTTAGATGCTGTACCTGTGTTCGTCGTTTTCGTCGTTTTCCTCGTCATCGTAGTCCTCCTCATAGTCATAGCGGGCATAATAGTGATCGTATTCATTGTGATTTATGAGCTTGCATGATTTACCAAGTGACATGCTTGAGTCCAACTCGCACTCAATGAATGTACAATTCTTAAAAGTGGTGTTATTCAAAACAATATCCTTAAAAATGCATTCTTGAAACGTGACGTTGTCAAACACGTAATTAGTGAAGGTGATCTCGTCAAATGTGGCGCGAGTGATTGTAATATTGGAGACTGTTTCACCTTCTATGCCCCATTGAATAAACTTGCAGTATGAATATCTAAGAACGCGGCCTCCTATAAAGAGCATTTCCCATTCCTTGCATTCGTCACGAGGGCATTGTCCAATGCGTTCAACGTACTTTTCAATCTGCGCGTCATTCATGTCGCGCAATGGAACCTCTTCCTCACATTCGCTTTCACTTTCGCAGTAATATTCAGATTCATCATCTTCCTCTTCCTCTTCCTCTTCCTCTTCCTCTTCGTCTACTAATTTGGCAACAAAGTCGCTGTAGAACTTATCTCCGCACTCATCAGAGCAAAACTTATCTCCTATATTTTTTGAGTGTTCGGCGCACCAATCACAGTTGGATTGGATCAAGCAGGTATAGTCGCCGTTGGATTGGATCATGCAGTCATAGTCGCCTTTGGATTGGATCATTGCGTTAACTTTAATATCAATTTGATTATCGGTGTTCATTTTAGTGGTTTTATATATATTTGCTTTGGTTGAAACGTGAAAAAAAGTGATCAATTTTTTGAATCATAAAATTTATAACAATTAAAACGCAGTCATCGTTTTACTTTTATTGTTTGTTGGCGATGTTTTTACGTAAATGTCATACTCAAAACACTCTTCACATACCAAGGGCGCTTTTAACTCTGAATCATCGCAATCCGAGCAATCTATTTGATCACCGCATTTGCTACATGCCATTAAAATTCCGTTTTCTACTGGTCTTAAGAACCAGAGGCGTTTACATCGCCAGTCGCAATATTGCCAGCCATCCTCGCCTGGTATTGGCTTTGTTCTGGCCTTTGCTAGAGAGCATTTACATTCCCGACACATCTGTTTCATTGTGTGTTCCAATGCGTCTAGCGTTTTTCCCAAGGTGCTAGTTTCTAAATTAGCATCTTGCTTTTCAAATACAAATTGGTTGTTGAACCAGACTTTAAGTGTTTGGATCTCTATGATCGTTTTTACATTTGTGATGCCGCAGGGGTAATTGGCAATTTGTGCCAACTTGTTGTAAGGCATCTCGTCCCCAAATATTCGGAGAATTAGTTTATTGGATAATCTGTCGTACTCCACCATCTTAATTGCTTCCATTTTTGATTAGTTGATATATTATATTATTTTGCTTTTCTCTATCGGAATGAAAATGAGATCAATTTTGAGGGGAACTTCTTGTTTTTGATCCTGATTTTTTATACGTTCTTGTTTTAATTTTTCTATATTTACGTGTGCGTTTTCCTCCTTCACTTGATTTTAATATACTTGGTTCAAGCATACTTGGTTGGAATACACTTAATTCACTTAATTCAGGTGATTTAATGCGTTTATTTAATGCATCTATAACTTGGCCAACATTTCCATAAAATTTGGGGTCATCTTCAACATCATCTCTTTTATTTAATGAAATACTATTATAAAATTCTTCTAATTTTTTTTGGTCAATTGTTATATTTTTTGTGACAAAAAAAGATGCAGCCTCAGCATCTGGAGTCAATACAATTGTGGCACTTGGATCTAATTCTTCTGTTTTAATTAGATGATTTAATAAATTAAGTAAAACAATACTTCCTTCGCCAGCTTTTCCATTGCTTACAAAACTTGCAATATTTAAAGTTTGTTTGTCGTCTGAAATTAAATAATGTACAAAACAATGATACCTATTTTCTTTTTCAGATTTATCTGGATCTTCAAGTAAAACTTTTTCATATTCTATTCCACAAAAATTACTTCTCTTTTTAATAAGTCTTGTGCCCGTATTTTGTTTTCCTTGACTTTCTTGCATTCCTTGATTTGCTTTTTCTACAATAAAATTTCTGTTATTTACTTTATTTGCGCCTTTCTCAAGTTTTCCTATCTTTTTTTTTGACATTATACATATAATTATATTCTTTTTTTATTAAATACATATTTCTAAAATAATTTGTCCGCAATTTATTTTAATTGAAAAGGAACCGCATGGTTAAGCGCCTTCGGCGCGACGCTCGCCCAAATGGCGAGTCAATCCCTTATAAACGAACAACTTCTCCATATTATGGGTCTTCGTGTCTTCATCCTTAAACCTTGTTTTTCCACTTTGTGCGGCACTCCTATATCTCTCCAATTCCCAAACATTTACAAAATCATCCGGTGCAGTCGTCTCTGATACTACCACAAGATTGGTCTTACTCCATTCCCGCACCACATCCCAAAATTTCGCATTGTCAAACACATCATATTTCTTGGTTTCGCGACGATATTTGATCGGGAATTTTGTCACGGCATACGGCGGATCGCAATAGACAAACATCTTCTTCGGTTTCAGTTTGGTATAATCCTTATTCATGAATTTCACATTCTGTATTAATGGCTCTGTTCGCTTTAAACTATTTGTCATTTCTTTACAAAAATCCTCTACTTTGCCGTTCATGTATTTCTGCGAATAAGCGCCAAAAAATCGTCCACCAAAACTCATTCCAAACCCTACAAATGATTTGAGTGCGTTGGGACTTGGTAACTCTTTCGCAGCCAAGTATTCTTCTTCCGATACGCTTTTGGGATATTTGAATGTGCCCGCCTTAACTTCCGTCCACATTTGAATTAAATCGGGATGATAATCATTGGCAATTATGGGGACATCAATATCTGTCATGTTTCTAAGCACGCCGAGAGATCCGCAAAAAGGTTCCATGTAGGCCTTGAGCTCAACGTCATTTTCAAGTTCATAATTGTCCCACAAATCTTTTAGAATGGGCGCAATATGTTTTCCTAATCTTTGTTTTCCGCCTAGATATTTCATATATATTTCATGCGGCATAATTGCTGGGTCTCCTAAACGATATAAAAAAACCTCCGTCCCATTTGGGACAGAGGTCTTCTAATTTATAAGACAAACAACAAACAAATATACAACAATTTATAGTTCAGAAATAATTTTAATTACCTGGTTTCGCTGAATAGACAGCTGGGGCGACGGGACTTGACCCGGCGCAAACTTATCATGAAGCTCCTTTTCAACTATTAACTTGGCCCAATCACTGTAATTGCCATAGTTGTGACTGACTCGCTGATCGTGCGCGCACTGGATGTGATCAAATATCTGATCTATTGTCAAGTCGGCAAACAACATCTTGAGCATGATACCAATCACAGTGCCTGTGCGTCCATGTCCGCCTGAACAATGAACATATAACTTCTCGCCGCGCAACAAACATTCCGTCAATGTCCTACAAAATTGGACTAGTCCTGGCTCATCCTTAGTGATGTTCATATCCACAATCGGGAAATGATGGAAATGTCCAGCTGGCAACTTGTCGCCATATCTGGGATAATTGTATCGCCTCTTGAGATCCGGCGTTCCATACTCCACATTCAAACAGCCAAATGTCGTGATTCCGGCCGATTGAATAGCCCTCATCTGGCAGTCATGCTCGGGATAATCGCCGACCATCAATGCGCCAGGAATCACCCAATTACAGTTTGAGTGCGGGCCTCTGAATCTAGTATCAAAGTGCTTGCCAAACTTGGTGCGTGAGCTGTTAATCCAACCTCGCGTGAACGGTGTGATCTCGTCAAACTTCTGTCTGAGCATAGTCAAATAATCCGGTTCACATTCCTTCTCTTCAGGAGACTCCGGTTCAGCAAATAAAGACATTTTGTTAATTTCAAACACAGTCTCGTTAATAATTTCGGTCATTTTAATTTTTTAAAGGGGTTTATAATTTTATGTTTGACATGTTTTTTTGGAAAAAGAGATCAATTTTTTTTGAAATTAGACATCATCGTCATCAAATGATAGATGTTTATTCATTTTTTTAATAATTATTTTTTTAAACTCTTTATCTCCCAAAACTTTTTGTTGCAACTGATTAAACACATTATTCATATAATATTTCCAATCAACATTTCTACAATAAGGACAAGTAAAATAATCATATATACTTGGCATATCACTCATTTTTGCATTCATTATATCTTTTCCTTTATGAGTATATTTAATCCAACAATTGCCACAAATTACGCAATCACAATTTGGTGTGGAACAATAATGCGCGTGGTTGTGTTTAGGTGTAATAAGTAGATTTTTAAATTTCATTATTTCATCATAATCGGCATCTTCAATATTTTCATTGCATAATTTTTCACACTCTTCTTGACTGTTGGGTGTGAAAAATTTTTCAAAACATATGGCACATTCCATTTAAATTAAATGTTATATATTTTTTATATTATTTTAATTGATAAAAATCATTAACCTAATATTATGTCACATTTAAATTATACATCAGGAGATTCATAAGGCACCATTCCAATTGTAGTCTTCTTCTTAACTATCTTTTTTGTAGTTTTATATAATACTTTTTCAGTGGTTGTTGTGTGCGTTTTTTGATGACATGCCTCACACAATGCCATCAAATTTGCCTTATGATTCTTATGAACGCCATTTAAAAATCCATCCTCATCTGCCGCCGACTGCATCATCAAATGATGTGTCTCCGTGCTCAATGCCGTCTTACACATCTCACATAATCCGCGCACCTTATTCGCATTGTATCGTGTAGTCTTGAAATTCAAATCCCCCGCCGTTTCCGGAAAATACTTGAGACGAATGCTAAATGCTTTTTCCAAGAATTCCGTCGGCAAATGTAAGGACTTACACACCTCCAATCCATACATCTTGTCTCCAGAACCATCTTTTAATAAACGATCATATACTAAACAATCGCGTTCTCTATCGTAGAAGACCGACATGTGTTTCAAAGAAAGCCGATTTAAGGCCTTGATTTCCTCGTAATCCACAATCTCATGGAAATGCGTGGCAAAGATAAAACTAGATTTCTTTTCATGTAAATCCATCAATCCTGCCACGAAAATACTTAGCGCACTCTGCGTCTCCGTTCCCGAACACAATTCGTCTCCCAATATCATACTATTCTCATCAGCATTTTTCAAGATCATTCGCAGTTCACTCATCTCTACACCGAATGTAGATAGTCCCTTGTACAAATTGTCATTGCCTAAAATCCGGGTGAAAAACGACTTGTATGGTTTAAATTGGAAAGATGTGCAAGGCACATAGAACCCGCATTGTGCCATGATCGTGGCGATTCCGATGGCTCTTATGAGACTTGTTTTGCCGACCGCGTTGGTGCCGTATAGGAGGATGCCTTGAGCGTGAATAGCCAAATCATTGGCAACATATATTTCATTTTGCTGGATGTGCTCTATTAGAACATGTCGTAACCCCTTGGCATCCACAAATGAATTTGTTTTGTCCGATACAATTTTGGGCCGGCAATACTTGTATTCTTTTGCTACATAGGCGCGGCACTGAAGTGCGTCAATTTCAATTACATAATTAATGACCGATTCAATTAAGGGGAAACACCGATTCTCCAAAACTTGTTCCACAAATATGTTGTATAATTCCGTGTTCTTTTTCTCTATCGCCGACTCCAAAGAAAACATTTTCATAAAGAGTTTAGTCAGTTGATTGAAAGACAATTCGTCGTTGCTGGTGGTGGCCGATTTAAATTTTAGATCCGAAAAATCAATCTCATAATTGCGGAAGGTGATTGTTCCAATTGTGCCTTTTTCCAAATTGGAACAATTAGCAGTTCCTTTAAACCAAGGCGCAGTTTTATAATCCCCTTTATCAAGTAATATCTTCAAATTCTTCGCCCTAGTTTTCGTCATCTGTAGCGTTGATCCCGATTTCTCCGTGCTAACTATTCTCACATATTCGGTGTCATCCGATGTAGGGCCATTGGATCGCATAATCATATTAAAAAACCCTTGAATGGCGTCAATATGCGATTTAACATTATTAACTTCATTTATAAGATTATCCAAATCTCTATTGACGCCCATTTTAAATATGGTATTTTCATTTTGCGCGCCGATTTTTGTTAAATCAATCTGATCATTAATTTCTTTCATTATAGTCAAACAGGCAATCTCTATTGTTTCATTCCTTAAAACCTCTGAATGAATCGTGATTTCGTGGACGTGCGATAGAGATTCATACAATTGTATAATTAAATTTGGAGCTATTTTCTTCACCACCGTTTGTCTTAGCACTTTTTCCAAATCCATCACATGGGCCAACTCTTTCCTCGCAAAAATCACTGATTCATAATTAATCAGATCCAATATTTCTGCGACTTTTTCGTATTCCGTGTTCAATTGGTCCTCGTCATAAATGGGCCGCGTCATCATCTCTTTTATCTTGCGTTTTCCCATACTCGTACATGCCTTATTTAAGAAATTTAACACCGACGACAATTTGCCGCTGCGAATGCCGTCTGCGGATAAGTCATCAATGATATTCAACTGTTTTAGCGCATGGTTCGCCAAAATGGATTGGGTATTCACATTGGCAAATTCCGGCATATTAATCTTCTTCAATAATGAAGGGTTATGTTCCTTCACAAAATTCAGCAAATAACAGTAGGATTGGGTGGCCGATGGATATCGCTGAAACTCCTCGCAGCTTTCATAAGACTCGGCGCCGAAATTGGATTCCAGGATTTGCGTGATATAAGCAGGTTTCGCGCAATTGAGCGCCGCCTGAGTAGTTTTAATAGGAACGTCGTGGACACAATCGCATTCTAAACCGCTGAATATTTTCACATCCTTAATTGTGGCATTAACACTGGCCAAATCATGGAGGAAAATCACTTCGCAAGGGGTGAATATGGAAAATGCGCGCTCCAGCTCGTCAAACGTCGTGGGGTTGTTTTCATAAGGCACCATATGCTCGGCCAAATACGATTTGCCGGTAAACATGTTCAAAACCGACACTCCAAATATTAGATTTGCCCTAGTTTTATGTAGAGGCATATAAGTGGAAATCCATATACACATGATGTTGTTGGATTTCTCGGTGGAATCGCTGATGGCGGGGATATAGGTGCCGGGACTATAAATGGAATGGATCATGTGTTTCTTTTTGTCGCCTTTTTTGCTGTTTTCTTCGTCTTGATTAATGACGACGGAAGTGTAGCCGGCATCGCTGAAAATCTGGACATATTTTTCAAGAGTATATTCGGGGAATCCGGCCATGAGGACTTGATGGCCGTCAACAATACCTTTTTTCTTTTCGCTGGTATTCAATTGACACAATTTAGCAACATCGGCAATGCTGCGACTGGGATCGGTTTTCAGACCGTAGAGTTCATAAAAAGAACCGACCATCATGAGAATGACGGTTTTGGCGCCGTACAAGTCTTTGTATTTTTTGGTGTGATCTAGGTATTTTTCGTAGATGGTTTTTTCCGAAACATTGGAATTTTCACCGTCTTCAATTTGTGCTATTAATTTTGCCATGGGATTACGTTTACTCATTTTGCTATATGATATATTGAAAACTCTGTAAATAGGTTATAAAAATATGCCAATAATATAAGATAAAGATGAGTGATGGCAAAATGATAAAGATGGTCAATCAAAAAAATATAATAAAGGCATTGAATGAACAAAAATATTTAAGAAATTTACAAAATGATTTTAAACCCAAGATGTTTTTTAAAGAAAACCGTTCAAAAGCGCCGATAAGAGTCGTAGAACCAAAATCATACTCTGCTGAGTCAAGCGCACACACAATAAATGAAAGCATTTTTACTGATGACATTTCACCGTTTTCTTCCTATTCAATTAATTCCACTGGAAGCACTTTTGTGACGCTTGATGATGGCGAAGATTCTAACAATGGTAGTGACAATACTACCAATGATGATGATTCACTTTCTAAAAGCACTAAAATTATTACTGATATTTTTGATAAGTATTCTGAAAGTAAAACTGATTCACTAACTGATTCAATAACTAATACGCCTAGTGACACACCTAATAATTCGCCTCGTATTTTTTTGTCAGACGAAAATTTATTTCCAAATTCACCAGACAACCCCGATAAAAATGGTAGTTCAAAATTACCAAGTTTCATAAATTCAAATGATCTATTTAAATCAGCAACGCAAAATAACAAAGACAAAAAGAAACTAATACAACGAATACAACGAATATTTGTGAAATCGCCCGATTATACATCAAGTGTTGACACAAATATTTCATCGGCTTCTGCTCAAGGTAATAATTCTAAAAATTTGTCATTAGTTTCTACTGAAAAATCAACAAAACCATTATATTCTGCTGATTCTATTGATGAAAGCAAAATAAAAATAAAAAGAAAAAACAGAGTTTTTATTAAAAAAAATATAATCAACGAGAAAGTATCGGAATTGATTCCATTAAAAATTTCATTTTTTGGAGGATCATATAGTAATTCTGATGAAACAATGAGTTATGAAAAATGTAAAACGGTGATACAAAGTTTAATTGAAGAAAATATAAGTGTCAATTTAAAAACATTTTTAAATGAATCTCTTAAAAATGCGGGAACAACAAATACTGTGGAAATGCCCTGTACTAATGAATTAAGACAAAAAGATGAAGAATTAGAAGAATTAAAATTAAAAGCGGAAAAATTAGAAATAGAAAACATGAAACTAAAAGAATTAAAAAACCCAATTGAAATGGGATCAACTGACATGGGATTATCAGAATTATTGAACGCATCATTGAATGGAACTGTAAATCCATCACAAAATGACGTAGGATCATCTAATAAACTTATAAATCCATCACAAAATGACCTGGAAATAAGACAAATGTTAAACACATCGCTGAATGGAACTGTAAATCCATCACAAAATGACCTGGAAATAAGACAAATGTTAAACACATCGCTGAATGGAACTGTAAATCCATCACCAAATTCAAATCAAATGATAAACACATCTCTGACTGGATCCTCAAACGCAAAACCAAGTGCGAAAGACGATCAAGAATACGTAGTTGAGATAACATTTAATAATGAAACATTAGAACCAATTGACATAATAATAAATAGAGCTGACATATTTGACAAAATGGAAGATAATGAAAAACCGTCAAACTATTTGTTTTCGGTGAATCAATTTATAATGGAACAAATAAAAACCAAAAACAGGGGATACATTTTAGAAGGAGAGACAACCATGGCATGTTATTTAAAAGATAGTGAATTAGACTTTGACACTGCTGTTTTTTCTTTTTAGGCTGACACAAACATAAACATTTGTCCATGTGGTATATATAGACAAATGTTTACACGGAAAAATAAAGGTGATGACATAACCCGAAATAAAAAAACCCGAAAAGATAAGGACTCTAAGAGTAATGAGCAGAAAGGCGGCGGTGGCTTCACAGCTGATGTTCCAAGTAGAGGCGGTGTTAATAATATAGGAAATACGTGTTATTTAAATTCTCTATATCAATTACTTTTTTCAATTGATAGTTTTTCAAATTTTATATTACAGTTTTCAAATGAACGAATTGATTCAGTGTTGTCACGTGAACAAATGAAATTATTATTTGATTTTTATACAGAATCATTGAAGTCAAACTACAATGATAGAGCAATTAACAACCCAAATTCAAATTATAACAAAGCAAAACAATTATTTGTCAAAGAAACTATTTATAATAGATATTTTGGACCAATATATCAATATAAATTATTGTGCGTTTTACTTTATAAAATATTTAATAAAATAAATGACTCAAATGCCGAAAAGTTAACGTATGAACCAATTATTATTCCATTGATATTATTTCCATTAGACGATCCTTTTGACAAACAACAAGATTCATCTGAAGCACTTACAGCATTAATTAATAAAATTCCACAGTTGTCAAGTTTTATTGGATTTAAAACTGATACTACAAATACCGTAAATACTACAAAAAAAATAGATGATTCAAATTTAATAATAATTAATTCAAATAATGGAAATAAATCAGTTTCAACCCACATCATAACAGACATGACACAAAAATCAAATGACAATGCCATACCAAATAAAAAGATTACATATTCTAAGTCAAAAGATTATATTGTTGTTTATTGTATAAGAAATAAAGATCCCTTCGCAACAGGCACATATGTGCCAGACAATACAAAACTTAAAACACAAATTACTATTGATGATATTACAATTGACGCAAAAAAATACAAATGTCACGGAATAATATATCATTCTGGTGGTGCAACAACCGGCGGGCATTACTATTTTTATGACATGTCAACACCATCAGATATTAGAAAATTCAATGACGGCGCGCCAGCACAAAAGAAACAATTATTAACTGATGACATTTATCAAAATTGGGCAATGTTGTTGTATAAAACAACTGCCCAATCCAACGCAAACCAACTTCCGCATGATTTGATTAAATTTATTAATGAAGAAAAAAAAGATTGTTTTTTGTTCACAATGAATGACAACGTTAATAATATGGATGATATGTTAAAATCTGATAAAGAACTTGTAAATTGCAAATACGGAGACACACAAATGACTGCTCTTATGTATCAAACTCGGCACGGCACAAAAGACGCAATGGAATTTCTTATTAATAATGGAGCAAACGTTAATGATACTGACACAAGTGGTCGCAGTGCGTTATTTTACGCAATTAATCGGGATAAGATTGATTCATCAAAGATTAAATATTTATCTGAACAACCTGATATTAAATTGGATGTAACTGCGTCTGATGGTGACACACCACTTAATTATTTCACAACAATTATAACAACAATTAATTTAGATTTTAGTAAAATAATAGCGAATGAAATCACAGGATATTTAACTAAACCAGCAGAATTGACAGAAGCAGGAAAGTTGACACCATTAAATAAAAAATATTTTTATTATTTTGGATATGATTTTGGCATACCTTATTTCACAAATTATAGAAACAGACGATTGCCTTCACGTGTTTTTAGTTATGACAATGCGCATTATATATATCAAAATGTGCCTAATAAAAAAACAAATAATGATGATAATAATTTAGTATTTTTGCCGCAATTTTGGAAAACAAAAAAAATAATTTATAAAAATTTTGGATTTAATGGAGAATTGCGTATTTACACAAAAAATGGTGATGAATATAAAGAAATACTTACACCAACAAATGAATATAACAAAAAAAAAAATTATAGCGTGCATGATGATGGTGGAGATGATAATGGCAAAATTGGAAAAGTTTTAAGCGATTCTATGGAAGTGCCAATAACCATAGAAACTAATGACAAATTATTTGTAACATTTAAATGGACAAATGATCAACAAAATGAAAAATTTTTAGAATTAGAAAAACCAGAAGAAACATTTTATGGAATTTATGATTTTGGGAATACATCACAAGATAAAATCATTACAGAAATTAAAGATTTTAAAAAAATAGTTGAATCAACATCGGTGCCAAATGTAGAACCAACATCAGTGCCAAAAGTAGAACCAAAATTAAAATTTGACTCTAGTAAATCTTTGGCAACATATACAAAACCTGACAAAACTCAATTAAAATTAAATATAGATGATAATTTTTTGGTTGAAATAAGAACCGAGGTGGGATTGATTGACACAGATGTATTAAAAATTGAAACAGTTGAAACAGACAAGATAAAATGCAAACTAACTAATTCTAATAAAGATTTTATTTTGAATGAACAAAATATTACATCTTTTGATAATGTAATAGATGAAAACAAAATTACAAACGAAGACTTAAAAACATTTACAAAAGACCTACACACATTTACAAAAGATGCAACAAAACCCAAACATGTTGAAATAATGGATCCAGCCACATTTAATAATTTAAAAAAAAGTGAAGAAGAAATGGAAAAAACAATTTTAGCAATTCCAAAAATAGAAGATTCATTAATAAAAGCGGCAAACACCGCAATAGAGACGCAAAAAAAATCTCAAATTGAATTAATTTCATCAAGTTCTAATGTAGAAAATTCATTTAAAGAAGCGGCAAACACCGCAATAAAGTCAGAACCAATTTCATTAAAAAAAGTAGAAATAGAGTCAAAACCAAATTCAACAAGTAACAATATAACAGATTCATTAATAACAGCGGCAAACACGGCAATAAAGTCAGAACCAATTTCAACAAGTAACAATATAACAGATTCATTGATGACAGTGGCAAATGTGGCAATAGAGTCGCAAACAAAATCTGTAATTGAATCAATCACACCAAGTTCTAATGTAGAAAATTCATTTAAAGAAGCAGCAAATAAATCAATACAGTCGCAAAAAGATTCATTAATAAAAGCAGAAGATTCATCAAAAGAAGCGGCAAATGAATTAACAGTGCCACAACCAACACAATCTATTAAAACATACATAATTAAATTTGATGCCACCGGAAATGTAAAAATTGTCACAGAAAAAGTACAACCATCCGGACAATCTCTATCACACGAAATAGAAGACCATTATTTTAAAGGAAAAAAGGAATATAACCCAACAGAGTCCAGTCAATATACAGTGACAGTAAAAACAGATCCAATAACAAGCAAAACAAACATTGAAATATAATTTTAGAATCTCGTAAAAATAAAAAACCATATTTTTTATTTTTATTTTTTTGGTAATTAAAGATTTCCCTTTGATCAAACCCGCAAAAGATTTAACTTGAGTAAGCGATACCAGCCATGCCGGCCATCACTCTTAGCACGTTGTAAGAATAGGCATACACACGGACCTTAGCAGTGGCAACACCAGCGACAGCTCCGGAAGAAAGGACAAGCTGGAGGGTAGCATTGTCAATTCTGGAAAAATTGCAGGTGCCAGAGGGGTTGTGCTCCTCGGGTCTAAGGGCAAACGAGTAAACGTTGATGCCAGTGTCGGGGGCACGGGTGTGGTGCTGGAAGGGCTGGACAACGTCAAAGTAGCTGCCCTCACGCTCGGAGATACGATCCTGGCCGTTGAGCTGCAACTTGGCAGTGACGACAGGGTTCTCACCCCAGCAGTGCATGTCAAGGGCGGTCTCAGCGAGCACGAAGGTGCCGGCATCGGATACGTAAGATCCAGTGTTGGCGCCAGCAGCAGCATCAAATACGTGAGTGTTGAGAGAATCCCAACCGGCAGAGTTAGCGCCGCCGACACCGGTGCCGGAGGTAACAAGGCCATCAAGAGCGCCAGCCATCTGGAAGACACCGCCAGTGATGAAGGCATCTTTGCCGGAGGTCTCAGCCTGGCCACCAAAGACATGGATAGCAGGGGGCAGAGAGTCAATGGCATCAGTGTAGTTGAAGGACTGGGATCCGAGGACCTTGAAGAGAGTAGTGCCAGCCTCAAGAGACGAGCAATAGTCAACGTTGGCATCAGGCTGGACAACCCAGATAAGCTCCTTGCAGGGGTGGTTGAAGTTGACCTTGATCTTGTTAGACGAAGATCCGACCGACTCATCACCAGTGTACTGGAGCTGCTCAATGAGGTACTCATGGGGGTTGGAGGCCATCTTTCTGCGCTCGTCAGTATCCAAGAAGATGAAATCAACATAGATAGAGGCGGCAACAAGGGACTGCTGGTAGGCAGTGGTGACCGACTGAGAGCCAGCAGTAGAGGTGGCAGTCAGGGACTTAACAGCCCACAAGCACTCACCAATAGGTCTGAAGTCAATGTTGATCTTAACCTCGTGGTACTGGAGAGCAACAAGGGGAAGAGCAAGACCGGGGTTTCTGCAGAACCAGAAGAGGAGGGGAATGTAGAGAGTGGTCTCGGGCAGGGCATTGCGGGGAGCGCAAACCTGGCCAATGCCACCAGTGGGGGCACAAGGACCGTTGATGTCAGCGAAGCCGGGATCAGTGATGTAAGTCAACTGAGTGGTGTGGCCAATCATCTTGTAGTATCCTCGCTGTTGCTCGGACGACAAGGTAAGCTGATTCCAGATGTGCATCCAGTCACCATATTGACGGTCAATTCTCTGGCCACCGATCTCAACCTCAACCTGAGAGATGAGCTGCTCACCGGGGAAATCCAACCAACGAGCATAGACACCGGCATCGCCAGAAAGCTTCATGCCCTGGTTAATCTCAGGGAGAGTAACCTGGACATAGGTGCGGTAAGCAAGATCTCCGTTTCTGGAGATGGTGCAACTAACACGGCGACCGAAGTCAGCCTGGCCGTTGAAAGTCTGCTCAATAGACTCCATGGCGAAGTTGGTATGGCGTCTGTAAGACACCTTCCAGTAAGTGATTTCAGGACTTCCGGTAAGGAATACGTCCTGGGCTCCGTAGGCTACTAATTGCATTAAGGCTCCTCCCATTTCTGTTTTTTATATATTCCTAAAACATATTTTTTTTCAGGAAAATGCTAAATGTAGCGGGAAATGAGCTGTTTGTCTACATTAAATATTTTTTAGTTAATCGCGAATTAAATCTCTATCATGAAATATGATTAAAAATGAGGCAAAAAATGTGAGCAAAAAGCCCCTCCATGTAGATGAGTCGGATGCCCCTACAATTGAAAGAAGGGACCCCAAAAATTAAATATTTTCCAGATATATGTGAAAATGCCAAAACTTTGCCAACATGAGAATTGTCGGAATCGCGCAAAAACCGATTTTTGTACAAAACATAAAAATAAAAGTCAAAATAAAAGTCAAGAAAAAAACATTCCGATAGAGAATTCAGAGAATTCATCAAAATGTGTTATAAAAACATGTCATCGGAATTCAATCCGACTTTGTAAGAATTATTGCGCCGATTGTTATTTTAGGGAATTCCCAAATGATCCTCTGACTTTTCAAATGCAATACAAAACAAAAGAACATGCAACCTGCGAATTCATAAATAGCCGGTTTGACGGATTCAATAGAGACGGCATCATGAAAATAGGTGATGTCACACTTTTTGTGAATTATCAAAAAAATATTGTTGTCAATGAAATGGAAGGGAAATACATATCAATAAAATTCAATGTTGATAAATATGTGGATGGAACAACAAAAAAGACGGTGAATCCAATGTTGTATACCAGATTGCCTGCGTTGGAAAGAGAAATCAATCAGCAGATAGAGAGGATATTGAGTTCTCAAATAGAAAAATCGGAAATTGTGGAGCTATTCTTTAATTAAGAATGTATTACGTTGTAATTAAAGACTCATATTATCTTTTATGAATTTTTCTAAATAGTCATCCATGAAAACTTCTTTTTTGCCTCCATGGTTTTTCTGAAAAATATACTTGTCCTCTCGTTTCTTCACTTTCCACCCATTCTCTATGCTCTTATAGATAAACATCATTTTCTGAAATGTCTTCATGTCTAAATCCATTTTGCTTAAATCTACTGACATCGCGCATGAATTCATTTACAATATCTTGCGTATATTTTTAACAGAGTTTACCGCTAAGTGATGCGTTCAAATTTACATATTGAAGGAACATTAGATTTCACCAATCCATATAAAAATCTACGATTTATATTATTTAGGAATGGCAACAGAACTTTTAACAGAACCTCTTTTGTCTGAAGATACATCGCGTTACGTAATGTTTCCAGTGCAGAACCAGGACATATGGAAAATGTACAAGAAACAAGTGGATAGTTTTTGGCGCGCGGAAGAAGTGGATCTGTCAAAAGACCTTGGTGACTGGAATAACCTGACAGAAGACGAGCAGTATTTCATCTCTATGGTCTTGGCGTTTTTCGCGGCAAGTGACGGAATTGTTATGGAGAATTTGGCCACTCGGTTTATGGGTGACGTCCAGCTATCGGAGGCGCGAGCTTTCTATGGATTCCAAATTGCTATGGAAAACATTCATTCAGAAATGTACAGTTTGCTCATAGAAACTTACATCAAGGATAAGGCGCACAAACAGCGTCTATTCACCGCGATAGAGACATTCCCCTGTATTAAGAAAAAGGCCGATTGGGCGCGCAAATGGATCAACGATTCGGACAAAAGCGCGTTTGCTACCAGGTTAGTGGCGTTTGCGTGCGTAGAGGGCATCTTTTTCAGCAGTAGTTTTGCCGCCATTTACTGGATCAAGAAACGCGGATTAATGCCGGGGCTCACATTGTCTAATGAATTTATTAGTCGTGACGAGGCGCTCCACACAGAATTCGCGATCCTCCTGTACTCAACTTTGAATAACAAATTGACAAAGGAGCAAGTGGGCACAATCATTAAAGACGCGGTTGAAATAGAGAAGGATTTTATATTGGAATCGCTGCCGTGCCGACTTATAGGAATGAACTCGTCTATGATGTCTCAATACATAGAATTCGTGGGTGACCGATTGTGTTTACAATTGGGAATAGACAAGCTTTACGGAAGCTTGAATCCGTTTGATTTCATGGAGCTAATTAGCATAGAAAGTAAATCCAATTTCTTTGAACGCACCGTCAGTGAATATGCTTTAGCCAACAAAGAAATGTCTACGGATGTGTTTTCAATGACGTGCGAATTTTAAACTAACAAAGTAAAATCTATGATGATATTGTATAATGAATACACCATCATCAAAATCAAGAAAAAAGACTCCCACGCGACCTAAAAAAACGCGTGGCAAACGGCAATCTATTTACCCAAATCGGTCTCCAGTTGAAACAGTTAGAGTGAAAGAGCCAAAAAGACCAACCAAATCAAAAAGACCAGTTAAGCCAAGAGTTGTAATGGAAATAGTTGAAATTGAACCCCAACAAGAACCATTTTTAGATGTAGAAGATCCCGACCGTCAGATTAGGGAATTTATCGCAGAAATGATGGCAGAGAATCAAGCGCGCGCCGACGCGTTTGTTCCGCCAATATACGATGCCAATGGTCGTTCAGTCCTATCCACAAGACCAATGCCTAGGCAAAACATATCATCTGAATTGCCAGAACCCCCTAGACGAATAACGCCTCCAAAAACCAAGAAAGAGCGACAGGCAATTAAAAAGGCCAATAAAGAGTATGGTGAATTTATAAAATTGTTTTCCGTGGTATTTAAACAAATGCGTGAATTTGACGTTTTATACCTTAATAATCAATTGGTGATTTCGGAAATGACGCCACACAATATGTTTTCGGAAACGGATCCAAGTCAATATAAAATCAGCGAAAAAATGTTTAGACAAATCCTAGAAGATATGAAATATGTTGCCGAATTGAATGCTTATGTTTCAAATATAGAAAATAATATGGCAACCAATCCGGATGGATTTGTGGAAAGCGATTTTAAACGAGCCATGAAAGAACTGAATGAGATACATTATCGCATGAAAAACATATTGGTTAAATCACACAGACCCATCAGGGCATAATTATTTCGGGAATAATAGGACCTTTGCTTTCACCCGACAAATCACTATAATCACCTTTTTGAAATCCCAAATAGTGATTAAACATATACCAATTGCGGGTTTCCATCATTTGGTACCAAAGCTGGTCATTCTGATATATCCAGTACATCTTTGTTTGATACAAATTCTCCAAATTGTCCTCAAATAGTTGGGCCAAAGGAATCATGGCGTCTTTGTGAATCAAGTATCCAGCGGCATTGCTTGAATATTTAATTTGCGAAAATATAGAATTAGTATGTTCTACATTTGCCAATTTCGCCAAATGGGTTGTTAGCAAAATGGCGTCCCAATTATCATTTTTTTTAGCTTCCAAGAAAAAAGAAATATCCGAATGGATCTTAGAAACATCATCAATGAACTGAAAATCATCTTCTATTATGAGGGCGTAAGGATTTGCGTTTTCTCTATCTTGACAATGTTTTTCGGCAATTCTTAAAGCGGCGGCGTGACTTGACATACAACCTGAATTGGGACAACCCTTGTAGCTGGTGGCGTGGACGCGAGTAATTTGATCATTGGCTAACCCGACGCGGGCAAATTCTTTTAACAATGCCTCCCTTCGGTCGGCACGGTGATCCATATTAATGTAATAAACTTGTAAAGAGTCCATTATCTATGAAAAAAACAAAACAATGTCTCTATATTATTAATTAAAGGATATATAAATCACACAAAATACAAATCATAAATATAAATTTATTATAATTATTATTTTAACAATTATTCTAACAATTATTCTAATAGTCCAGTCAAAACACCTCCAACCACATACACGTGGCCGAACGGCTGGTCTAAGTAGTTAATCTTTTCCTCATATAGCTCCCGCGTCAATTCTAAACACATGACGCTCCTATCCGGCATACGGGGGCCGTCAAAGTCATATAGCGTGATGCTCTTACCTTCCTCTATCATCTTCTTAAAATGTAGTGTCATTTCTCTATTGCGAATTAGAGCAAGGTACTCCTTCACATAGACCTCCTTCCTGGCAGTTATATAGTCCATATTTCCCTTATCTTCATGTCCTTCAAACCGGGCATACAATATCTTCTTGCCCTTACCCTTGGGATATCTTCTCTTAGGAGCATCTTGCGCCTTCCACCAAGCCTTAGTGACGGCCTCGTCTATACCTTCAAATATCTTACCTGCTTGCCATCTACTCTCAAAATTCCAATAGCCATGGTATCCTCCCTCGCCCTCTATATGTGTCATGGGACTAAAGTCGCGGCGATTCTTACTGGCCTTAGCCTGAGCGCTAGTAACATTAACTGTGATTGAATTAGGGTCAGTCTTAGCTGCCCATTCGCCGCGCATATTCATGCTAGCGACATATACCTTTCCCTTAGGGATTGCGGTAGCAATAGTAGTTGTAGTATTCATAGTAGTAGTCATTTTCTTAAATGTTGTATTATATTATGCCTCTCATTCACCATTCGTAAAAGTGATCAATTTTTTATTTTTATTCCATATTTTTGTACTTAGGAATGTCATCTATATTCATGTAGGACTCTTCATTTTGGAAAGCACTGACATGTTTAAACGCAGCAAAAACCGGACTTTCTAGTTGGGCTTTGGGCGTGTGTCTGTGAACAGTTCTAGCAATCATCTTGTATAATTTGAAATTGGGATAACGCTCTTGACCACTCTTCTTATAAACCACATTCTTATCTTCATCGTCGGCGCACCAATGACGTATTATTTCGTCTACATGAATGGCATCCTTGAGACAAGGATCGGATTCTCTGACTTCTTCATCCACTATAAAATCATACATGGAACATCCAAGACGGCACAGATCAAAACTGTAATTGGGTTCTAGTCGCGGTTTTTTCTCATTCATGAAAGGTTCACAATTGTATTGAGAATGTGCGTCGCCCTCGGGGGCAAAACTATCACTACAAAACATCTTGTTTTGGTATCGGTAAATGGCGCGGCCAAAATCAATCAGTTTGTATATTCGGCCATAAGTGGGGACTTTGTAATAGGCATTTTCAAATTTGTAGCACAAATGTGTTTCTTCCGTTGTCACATACATGATGTTATTGGTGTGTAAATCATTGTGTGTGAAATCAAACGCTTTCTGATAAGTGAGGAGCATCATGACGATTTGAAATAGACCCGCTAATAACTCATCTGGTCCAATGTCATTTTGCATAAGCAATTCGTCAAAAGTGCCTTCGCATTTCTCTTGTAATATCATTTGAACAGGGAAATCGTGTAAATAACAATAGAGAGGTTCTTCTGCTTCATAAGATTCATCCGATTCTTCAGACTCGGTTTCCCAATCGCTTTCCTTATCTTGATTGTCTTTGTCTGAATTGACATCTTCTTTATCCTCTTCTTCTTCCTCCTCCTCCTCAGAACTATCAGATTCAGACGAATCATCCGAGGAAGAATCTGATTCCTCTTTATCAACAGGAACTTTTTCATACTCAACTTCCAATTCTTTAGATTCTGATACAATAGTGGCATCACACGCATCCTCAATAGTCAAATCAACCGCATCAATCTCACATGCGTCATCGGTAATCTGTATCTTATTGCGATTTGTGCGCGATCCGCTACCTGCCATTTGGCTCATGGCAATAATGGCGTTTTTGTCCAAAGTGTAGTATTTTCCAATATTATTAGCAAAGAATTCACAATCCTTCACAAAATCATAATCATCCGCCAAGTTGAACCGAAACCGTTTTTGTATTGCTAACGCGGATCCGTAAAAAGCCACACCATGTACCCATCCGTGAGTCTCCAACATCATATTCGTCAGGTAAGAAAAGAACGCGTCCGTGTAGGAGCAATTATTTACATTTCCAATTTTTTTGAAGCATTTTTCGGAATCCAATTGAGGGAGCGCTGTCGTCAACGGATCTTTCAAATCATATTTTCCCATGATGAATTTTAGCGGATCCAATAGAGGCGAGAACTTGATAAATACGTCTTTTTTGATTTTTTCACCCATGTCATCATGTAAATTTTTCAAATCGCCTGCTTGATATTTTTGATTGAGAGTGATCAAATTATAATTCTCGTCAGTCATGTTGAAAAATCGGCTATAAATGGGATTATATGCCTGGACCCCATCTAATTCAAATGGCTTGTAACTATCGTCAATAGAGGCATATTGTTGTGCCATTTTCTCTAAATTAAGTTTTCTAACTTTCTTGTATCCAATCGTAAACATCGCAAGAATATAATTTAACTAAATTATTCTTTATATCGGAATCAAACTCATTTTGATTTAGGCTTTTCGTAATCCTGATAGAGAAAAAATATGTTTTATAGATATACTTATTAAATCAATGACGCTTGAATTGAAAAAATTTGATATGAGGGCCATCACGTTTCGCCCAGATGAGAACAAGGGTCCCGTCGTGGTTTTAATCGGACGTCGTGATACCGGTAAAACATTTTTAGTAAAAGACTTGCTTTATCATCATCAAGATATCCCCATCGGCACCGTCATATCCGGAACTGAAGCAGGCAACGGTTTCTACGGAAAACTGGTTCCAAAACTCTTCATTCATGAAGAGTATAATTCCGTGTTGATAGAGAATGTCTTGAGGCGGCAAAAAACAGTAATGAAACAGATGCAGAAGGAAATGGAGACTTATAAAAAGACGACGATAGATCCTCGCACGTTCGTTATTTTGGATGATTGCTTGTATGACAACACGTGGGCGCGAGACAAGCTAATGCGTTCACTATTCATGAACGGGAGACATTGGAAGGTCATGTTAATCATCACAATGCAATACCCGCTCGGTATTCCACCCAATCTGCGTACCAATATTGATTACGTTTTTATTTTGCGAGAGAATTATTTGGTGAATCGTAAGAAGATTTGGGAGAATTATGCATCTATGTTTCCGACGTTGGAGTCGTTTTGCTCCATTATGGACCAGACGACTGAGAATTATGAGTGTTTGGTAATAAACAATAATGCGAAATCAAACAAGATCAATGATCAGATATTTTGGTACAAGGCCATGGACCGACCCGATTTCAAGTTGGGATCCAAAGAGTTCTGGGAAATATCCAAGAATTTGGGATCGGACGATGAGGATGAATATGATCCGAACGCGAAAAAGAAGGCAAAGGGTGGGCAGGTCACGGTAAAGAAGACGGGTGGTCAAGGCGGCGGCGGAAAATGGTAATAAATCTTGATTTCATATTTATTAAGCAAGATTTAATACCAGAAAAAAAATTTACACCCTTGGGCATATTATAAAGATCTTGCTTTCCCAAACGGGAAAGCAAGATTATAGACTTCATCATTCTTGCTCATCTTGTTGGAGGAGCAAGATCAAATGGCGGCAATCTTGCTTTGGGATTGCCCAAAGCAAGTTCATGTGACAAAAAATATAATAATTGTGCTTGAAACCGCAAACCTAAAAGCAAATAAATTTCCACACATAAATTATAATGTGTATAAATTTCAAAACCTCTATCGGTGCATTCGCGGTAGGAACAATTGCCGGGTTAATATTAGTAACTAGCGGAAATAAAGAAAAAATTGCCATTGGAACATTTGTAATATTTTACACATTCGTTCAATTATGCGAAGCCCTCATTTACACTAATAATTTGGAGATTTATTCAAAATTATTATTATTGAATTTAGGATTTCATGGATTGGTTTTCACAATTTTATTGAATACGATTACTCCAATTCATAAATTTTTTATTTACGCGTTTGTTTTTATAGCGGCATTCACATTATACAAAATATTACAACCGGATTTCAAAAAAGCAACAATAGAAGGCGGCATGAAATGGAATTTTAAAGACAATTTTACAGATGTTGTATTAACAATCATGTATACATTAATGTTTTTGGTTGTTTATTTTTATAGAAACAAATTTGATATTGTTAATAAATTTGCCATATTATTGCTTGTTCTTTCTTTGACGTCAAGATTAATAATGACTCTTTATCCAAATTTGATATGTGGCAATAATAAACCAAGTATTTGGTGTCTTGCATCGGCGGTTGCTTCACCAATTATGTTATATTTCAAATAGATTCTCTATTTACATAATAATCATTTTTGTTTCAAAGAACATAAAAAAAACGAAACAACTATTACAAAATGTCATTAGCATCATCAAGGAGCCCTACACAAAATGAACTTCTTTTAAATAATTTGCTAGAATTCTATTCAACCGATGGAAATATGGACAAAATGGTGAAAATCGTAAACGGCGAGTCCAAGACTTCTCTAAGAATCATTGACTGGTTTGTCACAAATTACGCTAAAAAATATTTCACAGTCTACATGATTGCTGCGAAAAACCGTTGTAGCACCGTGATCAATGGGGAAGAAAACATGGAGCGGTTCAAGGTATTCAACAGCTACAAATTGGAGTTGAAGGCCTATAATAAGAGCCGTTTTGATCCATTTTGTAGACGCGACCGAATCACGATTCCTTATAATGAAACGACTGGCATGGTGACGACAATTGGCCAATTGAATTTTTTCAAGTGGGCAATAGAAAATAAAATCCTGGATTATATTGATGAAAATTATGAGACGATAGAGAACGACATGAATTCGCGAAATAGCATATCAAAAAGGGTCATGCCAAACTTACAAGAATCTACCGAGTCCAAAACGCGAAAGAAGCGCGAGGAACTATCCATCTCGGCATGTAAAAGCATCAAAAAAGAGATCGTGAGTATTGTAGTGAAATTTTAATTATTTGGAATGACCATATGCCATCTTAAAATACATGTATAATCCAATGACGCCGAGAGAACCAATAAAAAATGTTTGACCTGCGTCCATGGTTTCTAAACTTGCCAAGTTTTTCATATTTGATGAGCTTACGAATTTTTCTTTGGTCGCAGCAGTAGTAGTCGCAGCAGTAGTAGTCGCAGTAGTAGTAGTAATCGGCGGAACAACAATCGGAAGACTCGGTTTTTTGCCACCGCGAAATAGACTATCAGGAAGCTTGTCTATTTCTGCTATCATTATGTAGTATGGATTTGTGGTAGATTTGCCATTAATATCAGTTTCAATGATGGGCACAGACATACATTGCATAGGAAATTTATCGGCATTAACGACATAATTAATGTCAGCGGTAGATTTATTGAAATCGGAATTGGCGGAATTAAGAATCCCTTTTGCGTTGGAATCCATGGCATTAATTACGCTGTGTCTTTTGACTTGTTTCAATGTGGCATTATCAACGCATGTTTCGTTGGTATCATATGCGTAAACTCGTCCTAAAGTTTTTCCAGACGTTTTTAGTATTGATGAAGTATTTCCAGTTAAAACATTTGAATATTCTAAAACATCTTTCATGTTTTGATCAATATTCGCGTTATTTATTGTTTTTTCTGCTACAAATAATGTTGAATAATCTGCCATTTATATTATTCTGCGACATTTATTAGGAAGAAGCGCGTTTCTCAAGGATTTTGTCAATGGTTTTTTGATGACTATCCACAATGACTTTTACACGTTGAATCATTTCATATTCATTCTTTCTTAAACATTCTTCCGCCGATGCCGAATAAGTGGGAGCATTAGTGGGAGCAATAGGAGCAATTGGAGCAATTGGAGCAGGAGGAGCAGTAGTCATATCTTGAAACGATTCAACTTTACATTTGGCCGAAACAGTGGATTCATTAATGTTGGCCAATTCATCAATCATATTTTGGACAGAAGCATTTCCAATATATTGATACGTCTGAACGTTCTTGAGATCTTGTTCAACGCGCATAACGCCGTCATTCATCAAAGTTGACAGATTTCCATAAATCTGTATTTTTGGAGCCAAATTGCGATTATAAGAAATTGTTACAGTGTCTGTTGAAATTGGTATTTTAATTGTTTTGGTAATTTCTAGTTGTTTGTTTACTTTTTCAAATATTTCAGACATGTCGTTTGAAATTTGACTGGCATAATCAATTTTGGTAGTAGATGGCGCGACTGTTTCTCCCACAAATCCCTCCTTAAATATATCAATCACATGTAGGACAATATTTGCCAATAAAAAAACCAGGACAACCGACGACACGATAGTTTTTACAAAATCAAAAGATGGCATTCTATATTTTAGAATGACATTTTTTCCTATACCAATTGACGATTCGCGTCTTGTGAATGTTAAGGGTGATGCGATCCGTTTTGTATCCCCGAGCTTTCCAATGCGCCGGATAATCATAAGTCCTGACAGAAATCACTTTTAAATCTTTGTTAAACTTCTTTATCAAAATCGGTTTCAACGCTTGATCTAAAACTCGTTGGGCCCGGATGTCTTCTTGGATTTTGTCATAATAGTGATAAAAGACATTGAATTTCATCTTCTCAAATTCCTCTTCTTCGGTGCCGCATTTTATGTAATGTCTGAGCTGTTCCGACATGGCATCTCTGTAAGTCAACATCCCGTTTTGATATTGTATGCTTGTTCGTTTATTGAGCGCGCGAAACCGCTTCTCTCTATTGATGAGTGTGAGACGCATCATGTATTCGCAGTAATCTGATACGTTTGCTAAATCTAAAATCACAGGTTTGCTATATTTCAGCGCTACTAATTCATGATAAGTAAAATTGTTAATATGTTCCATTTTATATTTTTTGAAATGTCTAGAATGTCCTTGGACAAAATCAATTTTTTGTGGTTAAAGGACCAAAAAATTGATTCCAAAAAAAGATTTTGAAAAGGAATTAAAATATAAAACCAATAATATAATAATCAGCAATCATGTCGTCTTTTTACAGAAAACCCACCATTATCTCTATTGAAGGCAATATAGGCACCGGAAAGTCCACTATCTTGGCAAATCTGAAGATCCATATGGACAATGTCATGCCCGGCAATAGAATCCTCTTTCTAAAAGAGCCGGTGGATATTTGGGAAAGTATCAAAGACGAACATGGACACACCATTTTAGAAAAATTTTATAGGGATCAGAAGAGATACGCATTTACGTTCCAAGTTATGGCCTACATCAGCAGGCTGAGTTTATTGAAGCGCGCGATCAAGGAAAATCCCGATTGCGAGATAATCATCATTGAGCGATCGCTGATAGCGGATAAGAACATATTCATGCAGATGTTGTATGACGACGGCCAGGTGGAGATGATGGAATTTGAGATCTACAATCGCTGGTATCGCGAATTCATTGAAGAATACCGGGTGGATTCCATTGTGTACTTGGATTCGGACCCTGAAATATGTAGCGAGAGAATCAATCGCCGAAACCGAAACGGCGAGGAAGGCATTCCATTGTCATATTTGCGAAAATGCCGGGACTATCACAAGCGGTGGTTAGTAGACACCAAAATAGACAATTCGGACAAGGAAATTAGTGAACACGCGGAGTCTTACAAAATTAACCATGACGGATATGATTATTCGGTTTTGCGCATAAACTCAAATAGCAATGTTGAGTATCCGGATTCGTTGAGTAATGAATGGTTAAAGGGGATTCAACAATTCATTGAAGATCTGAGGACAAAACAGTAAATGTTTGGGGAACGCTTGAATCTACTAAATCATGTTTTTTTCTACAGGCATTATATACCATGAATATTCCAACTGAAACTATTATGCCCAAACCTCATGTCAACACTTTAGGTGGAAACCAATCACTGTTTGAATCTACAGGCGGACGAAGAAAAAGTAGGAGACAAAAAGCCAAAAAAAGCCGAAAAAGTATCAAACGAAGTAGAACTGCCAAACGCAGCAGAAGACATTAATTTCATCGTCTCTTACGAGTAATTTCATCGTCTCTTACGAGTAATTTCATCGTCTCTTACGAGTGGACCTGCTTCTTCTATGACTTCGTTTTTTGGTGCCTCTTTTTGTGCTTTTGGACAATGACGCAATAAAATGTTTTTTCATTTGTTATACATTTAACAAATAAAAATTAAGGCAATACAAAACAGTATTCTTTTTTGGGTAACGCATTCGCATTATTGTGCCTGACAAACCCAGCATCTTTGATATACCATGGCCATTCATCTTCATCTAATAAATCGGGCCAATTAACCATATCAACAAATATCATCTCTTTGTTTGATAAAGAATCTTTTGAACAATATACTTGATGCGCATTTTTCTTGGAAGAATCATGGAGACACACAAAGTATCCTTCTTTTAACCAATTAACAACGTCAGCTAAATTATTTCCGGAAAGTGTTTTTTCCATTTTACTATTATTATAAATATATTTGTAAATCATTTTTATAATAATAAATTAACTTAAAGCTTAAATCTGGTAAACAACTGGTAAGCAACCAGACCACCAAAGCACTGAGCAATGATGTATGGCACCAATTCAGTGGCAGGTAGCTTTCCGGCAGAAACCATGGCCAAACTGACCGCGGGATTCACGTGTCCACCCGAGGTGTTTTTGGCTAAAGTAATAACTAAAGCGAGGGCAGCGCCAATGGCAAGAGGATTTCCAGTGGCCAGGATCACATAGATGAAGAAGATTGTTCCCACGAATTCTACTAAATAATTGTACATCTCAAGGATTTATATTATATTCAAAGAAAATTATCGTGATTTATTGGACTCTGGGGTTAAGACGTTTTTATAAGACGTTTTTAACGGACTCTAGGGAGCGCCGATTGAGCCGAGTTGTTGTATCCGCCAAAGTTGACATCATTGTATGTCATGTTGTAAGCACGCTGCTTCTTGAATCGGGTGTAATCCGAACTGTCCGCGACGAATTTCACATTACACGACGACGCAGGCACACCAGTACCATCACACGCGGACAAGATTCCGCCAAATAAACGCTTGTATCCAGGTTTAAGGCCACTAATTGGGTTGGGGCCGCCGCACACATAATCCTGTCTGGACAAGAAATCACCGGAATTATTAACAGCTCGGAAAGGCGTGGTAATGCGTTGTTGTCCATTGAAAGTGCCAGTGGCATAAGCAGTGTTCCAACTGCGCCTTAATACACTTCGCACAGAAGCATCATCATATGTTTTAAAACTGGTTATGGTCTGAGGAGCCGAATATCCTCTAAACGGTCCTCCTAATACAATAGTACTTGTTGGTCTGGGCATTATTTGAGAAATATATATTTAACCGGGAAAAAAGTTCGCCATTATAAAAAAGTGATCAAAGCCATCGGAATCTAATGATACGTTGTCATAAAATCAATACATATGATATAGAATATGGAATTGGAAGAAGGCAAGTCACTAGAAGAATATTTAGAGAATGCAGAACCCGCGCCCGACGATTTCAGTGAAAATTTTGACGCCGAATGTGTTCATAAAATAGGGAATTTTGCGTCATATGATTCGCGGTTCCTCTTTGATCACAAAGTCCAAGGCGAAAGAGTCCCATTGACACGCGAAAGGTTGCAGTACGTTTCTCCTAAATTGTTGCGAATGTTAGACGAAATTGACGACATTGACAGCAAAGATTTGGATGAACACGGGCATACATTTAAGCATTTCATATTCTCCGGCGTGAAGTCGGGGACCAATGGTGCGAAAATAATCGCAACGGCATTAATTGATATTTTGGGAATGCATATGGGTGAAGACGAGACTATGCCAAACAATAATTTTTTGTTAATGAGTTCAATCGCAGTTTATAATAAAAGCATTCCGGTAAAAAGACGCAAGGAAATGTTGCGAATTTATAATAGTCGTCCTGACAATGTCCATGGCAAATTGGCGCGGATAATAATAATGGACGGCGGATTCAAGGAAGGAATAGATTTATTTGATGTGAAATATGTCCATATATTTGAGCCGCAGACCACGCCGTCGGATCAAAAACAGGTTATTGGTCGTGCTACGCGAACATGCGGCCAAAAGGGGCTTGAATTCCATCCCAATAGAGGATGGCCTCTCTATGTTAATATTTATGATTCTTCAATACATGAAGACGTTCAATTTAAATACATGAGAAGCAAAACAGTTCATAATATGTATTTGACGGCTTTGGGATTGGACATGCGCATGATAGAATTGTCGGCGGATATGGAACGGGTTTATGTAGAAGGCGCAGTGGATTACAATTTGAATAAACCGATTCATGAATTCTCTATTGGAGGTTCTCCGAAGGAGAACAATGAGCGATTGAGTGGAGGGTCTCCGAAGGAGAACAAATATGAAAAAGAAATGAAAGAACTGTTGAATCGGACTCAGCATAATCCCCGAATCATTGACGCTCTTGTGAAACTAAATAAAAAAAAAACCGCCAAAATGAAACCGGAAATTAAAAAACAAATCAAACTTTTAGATGATGAAGTACATGAGCTTTTGAAAATCACCAGGGACGCGCGTCTAATCGGCGCATTAATGAACGAGACTCATGTAGAGGAAATGCCGCAAACACATGAAGGTATGCGAAAATACATAGAAGAAAATTACGAGGATTACAAATGGCCGAAAGTGAAGATGGAGAATTTATGTGGAGGTTCTTCTCTGAAGGGAGGATACTCAAAGGGTATCAACGAGCAATCTTCTTTGAAGGGAGGTGAAAACATCCGTTACACACCTACACAGAATTTTGTAAGAAGATATTTCACTCCCGAGAATGACCGCAAGGGAATGTTATTCGCACATAGTGTGGGAACCGGCAAAACATGTAGTGCCATCGCAACCGCAACCACATCATTTGAGAAAGAGGGTTACACAATTCTGTGGGTGACGCGCACAACTCTCAAATCGGATATCTGGAAAAACATGTTTGATCAGATTTGTAGCGACTCCTTGCGAAATGTTCATGTGCCCAAAGACCCTACTGATAGAATGAAATTGTTGTCTAAATCATGGTCAATTCGCCCTATGTCATATAAGCAATTTTCCAATTTGGTTTCGGGTAAAAACGCAATGTATAAGGCATTAACGAATAAAAATGGAATTGCGGATCCTCTTAGAAAAACCTTGATAATTATTGATGAAGCACACAAGCTCTATGGGGAGACCGATTTGTCGCATTTGGAGCGCCCCGACATGGAAGCATTCAAAGAGTCCATATTGCGATCCTATGAAATCAGCGGCGCGGATTCCGTCCGACTCATTCTAATGACCGCCACACCCATTACAACATCCCCCATGGAATTGGTAAAACTCATTAATTTGTGTAAAGAACGCCACGAGAGAATGGAGGACGATTTCCACGTATTTTCAGAGGAATATTTGGACGAGACAGGTAAATTTTCTAGAAGGGGTGAATCGCGGTTTTTGGACAATATATCGGGCCACATTAGTTATTTGAATCGCGAAAAGGACGCGCGAATGTTTGCGCAACCGATCATTAAATTCATAGATGTGCCATTATTGGATAATGAGATTTTACATAGAGAATATGACGCACCTCTATTGCGAGCATTAGAAAAACCCCGAATAGATGAATTGGAAAAACAAATCAAAGAAGATCTGGGAAATTTAACCGATAGTTATAAAGGCATCACCGCTAAATCATTTGCCTCCATGAATGACGTATGCGAAACCCAGGCAAAGAAGAAGGATCGCACCGCATGTAAAAAATTGGCCAGACAAGCAATTAAGGATGTCATGGAATATGTAAAAGACCGCAAGAAAGAAGTCAAGGAAGAAGGCAAAGAGTTGCGACAAACCCTTAAAGAAGCCAAGGCGACATTGAAGGCAAAAACCGATGAAATAAAAGCAAGAATTAAAACCGCGAAGAATGTAGGAAAATCTCCCTTGGTAGGAGGAAATAGCTCAGAAGAATCCAAACAAAACTTCAGAGAAAAACAAGATATTCCAGATGTAGATACAGATTATCAAAAATACATACAATCGGCCTTCTATAATGTAAGAGCGAAATGCCGCATTCCGGCTAAGCGCAATGTATTCAATGATTATCCGGTAATAGTTCAACTAAATGAGGAGAAGGCGGCATTTGAGGATGCGATAGAGGAGAAGAAGAAAGATTTAAAGGATTATACAAAAAATTTGAAGATGGGATTGAAGGCTTTAAAAGGCAACAAAGAACTGTTGGCATTGAAAAAGAAAGAAATCAAACAGCAGGTTTTGGGGATGGCGATAGAGACCCGCGTAAAAATAGATGAATTTGATAAGCAAATTGTGAAACGTGATAGAACAACAAAGAAGCTGAAGGCGACGTTAGAACGGAGATACAATAAATCTTTAAAACAGAAGGAGAAGGATTTGAAAGACGTCAATAGAGAAGTTGATAAAGTGAATAAGGCAAACCGGGAATTTCAGGATTTAATGGAAATAGAAGAAGAGGATTTGCGCGACTTTGTTAAAACCCGATATGATGAATTGAAGGAAGAATTGAAAAAATAAATAACATAAAGTATTTAATTATTTATTTTTTGTGTTTTCTAGTATACTTTGATCTGAATTGTCTTGATCTGCTTCTTTTGCCGCCATTTTTGCTTTTGCTCATGCTTACTCTTTGTTTATTTTTAGGAGTAAAATGACCTTTTTCGGGCAAACTATTTGTCGTATTTGTATCACTATTCGGATCATCCAATTCTCTATCAATATAGGCCATGAATTGTGTCCTTATATGATCTTTATCTCTCTCGGACATTCCCGTGTATTTTTGCATATCTTTGCGCAATTCACTCATGAATTTTGTGCGAACTGCCCTTTTATAATCTTCAATGGGACCATTATCATATTGAAGTTTAATTTGTCTTAATTCATAGCGGGGAATAAAAACATTTGCGCGGTCTTCAAATGGAACGCGCAAATATTCCGCCGTCACGTTTCGCGATTCATCAAATGTAACTGATTTTTTTGACTTTGACGCCATTATATATATTTTAGATAAAAAAACTTTTCATTTGTTATCTAATGTTTTCTCTGAGTGCGGTTCTTTCTTGTGCGTTTTTTGCCGCCTCTTTTTTTTTTATTATCAATACGATCTAGATTTTGTCTGGAATAATGAATTTCAACAGGAACTTGTGCGACGTCGCGTTCGGTTCCATGTATCTTGAGTGGCGTATTTTTTTTTAAAAATTCTCGTCTACCATCAACAAATTCATTGATATGTGCCATATTATTATTTCGCATTTCGTCTTTTTCTGCATTTGAAGCTTTTGATTTGCTTAATCCTTGTCTTGATCCTTGTAGCAAATTTAATTCCAATGCGCGCAGATAATTTTCGTCAGCAGCATGATTATATTGATCTCTGCGATCTTTTAGTTGTTTTTTGGATGAAAAAAGCTTATCTTTATCGGGAGTCATAACTCTGGGAAAAGTTACTTGAATAACTGATTCATTATAATGAAGTGATTTTTTGGGTTTGCCTGTATTATTGGAATTAGAAATGGATGCTGCAGCAGAATCTGTTGTCTCATTTGCCTTGGTATTTTTTTTTGTTTTGGCAGATTTTGACATTATATATAATATTCAGTAAAAAAACTGGTTATAATTTGATTTTACACCTAAAACTTGGAACGAATTTCCACATAAACCTCTTCCAATTTAACGGATGCTTCTCGCAAATACTCTCTGACCTGGCCCTTGTCCGCCTTTTCGGTAAAAGCCACGCGAATTCGCGACGACGCGTCATGCGGATGTAACTTCTTGAACCCACAAAACGTCAGCGTCTTCTTTTCCACAAAATACGTCTGATACAAATAGTATTCTAAAGCCTTGCCAAGGGTGTAATCTTCGTTTTCCAGGATGATATCAAAACAGTGATCCATGGTGGTTTTCACACCCGATGTCTCCGTCGGCAATATGGCAACCATATCCGACTCTATTAGCGCGCAGAAATCCTTTAATTTGTTCTCCATGATGGCGCAGGCCTTCTTAACAATTACGGGGCAACTATAAACGCCGGTGCTCCTCAAGACAAAATCAAAGCTGTTTTCCTTGTAATATCGCTCGGCATCTAGCATATTGAAATTTCTCTTGGCGAAATCAATATCTTCGCGTGTAGAGCCTTCCGAAGCCAGTTTAGTCTCTATTTGCTCCCATGCGTCGGAGGCTTTCGCGCGGTCATTAGTGAATCCATATGAGCATTTGGACACCACATTAAACATGCTGTTTGTGGCGACGTTGGCCACGGAAAACTCGCAAGTAAGCTTCAATTGCTCGCCTGGGATATCGCCAATCTGAGGACGCAACCGGGCAAAGTCAATGTAATTACCTGAGATCTTGTTAGGCGGAAATATCTTCGCGGTTTCTTGTTCGGTAAGTTTATTGCCGTTTTTCTTATTTATTATACGGAAGTCTTGTGTGGTTACAAAGACGATGTGGTCGGTATTATTGGTGACATCCACTTCCATGATATAATTGCCGGGGAGTTCGGTCAAATCATCGCTGAAAATGGGTATACAACTGAGACGTTGTTTTATGATTTCGTTGTGAAGCCGACTGGTATTGGTTGCGATGACACATTGATTGTCGCCGTAGGTTTCGGTTCTAAAAACCACAGTTGGAATGTCATTTAGGATTATTCGGCGAAGAGCATTTGCTAAACTGACATTCACACCTGATAATGTGAATCTGAAAATATCTTTTTCTTCTCTGTGATCGGAAACTAGGGGGTTCATTTTTATGATGTTATATATTATTTGCACAGAAATATGCCATTTAATACGAGATCAATTTTTTGTGGTTCTAATGTATAATAAAATGAGCAGTTTTTGGAATTGGGCGACTGGTAGTAATAGCAACAGCAACATCAACAGTAATTATGCCATGGACACTGAAGAACCTAAACCGAAAACACCCCGATATGGCAAAAGTGCTGAAACACCCGCAAAAAGAAGACCAAAACCGGCGCACGATGACGGTTCTTTAATTGGTTCCATTTCAGAGACGCAGCCTGTGACAAGTCGCCAAAGTTTTAAAGGATCTCGCGACTATGATAATAGAGGACCTTTTCAAGATTCGCTTGCAGCAAGAATACCAAAATCCTTAAAAGAAGCAGAAAAACTTAGAAAAGACGCGGAAAAAGAAGCCGAAAGAATTAGAAAAGAAGCTGATAAAGAAGCCGAAAGAATTAGAAAAGAAGCCGATAAGGAAGCTGAGAGACTCAGAAAAGAAGCCGACAAAGAAGCCGATAAAATTAGAAAACAAGCCGAAGCAGAAAGAGAAAAATTTAGAAAACAAGCGGCAGAAAGAGAACGATCCGCTCCTGCTTATGATTTTAGTTCATTCCGAAATAATTATGCCAATCAAAACGCATCCTATGATAATGCGTCGTCTGCCAAACGAGCAAATGCCAATACATCATCACATAGTTATAAACCAAGTGATTATGGATTTAAGTCAAATACATCTTCAAATAGTTCTAAGCCAAGTGCTTCTTCAAATAGTAATTCCAATAGTAATTCCAATTCAAATAACAATAGTAATTCCAATTCAAATAACAATAGTAATTCCAATTCAAATAACAATAGTAATTCCAATTCAAATAACAATAGTAATTCCAATTCTAGACCAAGTGCTTCTAGAACATCTAGCGTAGATGCGAAGACAACAAAATTATTAGAAATAATTGGGTTTGATAAATCAACTACTGAAGTCACCGGAGAAAATATAAAAAAAGCTTACAGATCAATGGCTAAAAAAACTCATCCCGACAAGAACAAAGATGATCCAAACGCGACTAAAAAATTTCAAAGTGTCAACGCAGCATATGAACAACTTAAAGGACCTTATAATATTGCGGGCGGTTATTCCAAAAAAAGGAAAACTCAAAAGAGAAGACGAACCAATAAGAAACGTTAATTGCGTTTATTTTTCAAAGTTCGTCTTTTTCTATGGTGTTTTTGTGATTTTCCACCTTTTTTTTTATTTATTGCGGATTCATATGCAGCCGCATATGCGGCATTGATTCGCTGTGTTCTTTTATGAGCCTCTTTAACTTGCTGCTCGTTACTTGGATCTTTAACTTTATCAGGATGCCATTTTGAAACCAACTTGACATAAGCCTTTTTAATAGTTGACGGTTCAGAATCTTTCGGGATTCCCAATACTTCCCAATCGGTTTCACCTTCGTAATATTGAGGACTACCTGGTTTTTTTGCTTCTTCTTTTCTAGAATTGTTGTTGTTTGAATTGGAATTACTATTGGCATGGGAACTTCTATTATAATTACTATTTGAATTGGAATTGGAATTACTATTTGAATTTCTATTATAATTACTGTTTGAATTGGAATTACTATTTGAATTTCTATTATAATTACTGTTTGAATTGGAATTACTATTGTTATTATAATTTCTTGATGAGTTGCTGTAATAAGGCATTTCATCATCGTCGTCATCGTCATCATCACGATTCTTTCTACTATCTCTCCATTGTCTTGTTTCTTCATCGTCTCTTCGTTTTTGTTCCGCGTATCGTCGTCTTCTTTCAAACATTTCTTCTTGTTTTCTAGCAGATTCTTCTCTTTTTCTTGCGGCTTCTTCTTCTTTTCTTCTATATTCTTCTTCTTCTCTTTTTTCTCTGGCCTGATGTTCTTCTCGTCTCTTTCTTTCAGCTGTGGCTTCTCTTCGTTGTTGCGGAGTAGGAGATGCTCTGCTTGCTCGTGCTTCCGCATGCGCTATTGCAGGCGGACTAGGAGATTTTCTTTTTTGAGTTTTTCCAAGCGCATGACACACACCATTGTAACAATATTCTAAACCATCTCTGGTTTTGGAAGCACAATACATAATTCCATCACCAATATCGGTGCAAGTATCTGCCCATGTCTTCTTTGATTCTTTTGGCGGAGATTTTCTAGTATTTTTCTTAGTGGGAGTTATAGTTCGCCCTTTTTTGGGAGAAGCAGGTTTACTAGGTCTTTCCAATTCTCTTTCTAATTCTCGTTCCCTTTCTCTTTCTCTCTCTATATCTCTGGCTCTTGCTCTTGCTTCATTTTCCCTTCTTTGTTCTTCTCTTTGTGCTTCTTGTTGTTGTCGCAAACGTTCTTGCGAAGCAGGAGACAGTTTTCTTCGTCGTGGCACGTATTCCATCTATAATAAACTCAAAGATATTCTTTGAGTTTATACACATTTTGTCAATAAATTAAAAGATATTCTTTGACTTTATACACATTTTGCGCCTTTTTACATAATAAACAAAGACGCCAACAAAATAAAACTAATCAGGATTGGCAAAAGAACTAGGAACCAGGACAGTGCTGGCACACCTGCTTTACAAATCAGATTCAAAATCCACGTCCACAAAAGAACCACCATGATCTTGATCATGAACAACATAAATGTGCTAGATACTTTACAAGAATAATCACCCAAACAATAAACATTTGTGTTTCCATAATTCTGATATGCCATCACGATGACAGAAAACATGGAAATCACGAAATAAAAATACGCAGGACTACACAAATTATTTATGGAAAATGCCATTCTATAGATAATTAAAAGATAAAAAGCTTATACATAAAATGGAGCTGCTTTGTTATACAATTTATCTAGCGCATTCGCATCAAATGATTTTGTCATGTCAAAGTAAGAAGCATTACTGCCTCCGCTAATTTTTTTATAATATTTCCTGGAATACTTTCTAAATGATCTTCCCTCATTGCTCTTCTTTGAAGAGCCTCCTAATTGTTGCCTCGCATCAATGTTGGCACGTTGAGAATCCACCGAATAATCTTCTAGAGGATATATTTTGCTCGCGGGCATTGCATTGTATGCATCTCCACCGGATTGTGTAAGCCTTCTCTTTAATGAACACCCCACTTGTTTGATTTTCCGCCTAGTTGAGCTGGTCTTTCTCTTAGACTTTGATTTTGACTTTTTGTTCATTTCCTATATAGTAAAAAAACATTTTGATTACGGATTTGTTCAATTTATTCTATGTCCACATGCGTGAGCATATGTCTTCGGCAGCAAGGGTCGTGTAATTCCAGCTCATCTAAAACCTCGGCCTCGGCCGTCTTCTTGGCGTTTGCCGCTGTCAAATAAACCGTCTTGTTACTTCCGCCGGGCGTTTCTAACTTTCGCTTTCTCACTTCATCTAAATAATATCTATATTTGTCCGCCAGTACTTGGCCACAGGTTACGCATTTGATTGGGATGATCATTATATATTATAGGAATGTTTTGTCTAATTTGTTTCTTGATAAATTGTTTGGATTCAAGATCAATTTTTCAAGTTAATGACATAGTCATTAACAGTTGTTCCGCCTGTGGCGGAACTTGAGGCAAACCTACGGTAAGTTTTGCCCAAAGGGCAAAACGACGGTTCTGCCGCAGGTAGAACTTGTGTCCTCGGACCTTTCCCTTAAAGGCAAACCTACGGTAAGTTTTGCCCTTTGGAATATTCACCCTCTGGGTGA